TGACTAATGAAAAGCAAATCGAACTTCTTCACTCTGAGATTAAAGACAGAGATGTTCGTAGACAAGAAGACCGAGAGATCATGTATGAGATAAAGACTGATCTAAAAGAAGTCAAGCGAGATGTAATCGAACTTTACAAAGCACAACCAGAAGACAAATAAAAATACCCGCTAGAATCCTTGATTGGACTCTAGCGGGTTTTCTTTTAGTTTATCTGTAGCAGAAGATGATCAAGGCGAAGATGGTCGCAACAATCATTAGGAAGTCTGTCATGCAGGCTCTCCCCATGAGATGCACTTGAAGTGAGCAAGTTCTTTAGTACTTCCTTCTTGCTTCTGTAAGGCGTAGTTTCGATCTAGGATTTCTACAGCTTCTTGAATACACTCTTCTTTATTGTTATAAACAACTTCTGATGTGGCAGAGTAACAGAAAGTACTTGTGGTACTACAGACTAAAAAGACTAGTGTTAGCATCCTCGGACTCCAATTTAGCAATGAGAAGTTCAGCGTAGTGGATAACTTTCTTAAGGTCTTGGATGCCGCCCTTCTGTTTGTAGCGACAAGTGTACTTGATGATTGACCCCTCACAGAACCCTAGTTGATTAGCTAGGATAAACTCTACAGGTTGAATCTTAAGTGTTTTGTAGTGTGAGCCACCCACTTGCTGGTCAAAGGGGTTATAAGCTACTTCTTCCTCAGTCATCAGATTCCTTCCTCATAAAAAGCAATAAGCCATTGCTTACATATATCACTTCGTACCACATCGTCAATACCAAACTCAATGATAGCTGCATCAATGTTGTACTTCTTTGCTAGATGGATAGCTTTGGATAGTCCAGATTGTTCCTTGATATCAGACTGACGGATATCCCCATTCATAACCAGAGTACAGTTCTCACCGATACGTGTAGTAAGCATCTTGAACTGAGCCACATCAAGGTTCTGACATTCATCAGCTAGTACAAAGGCGTCGTTGAACGATGAACCCCTCATGTACTCTAGTGGAGCCATGACGATGTTACCATTCTTAATGCCAGTCTCAAAGGCACCAGCCCCTAGTTGCTCCTCTAGGACACTCAGGACGGGGGAGAGCCAAGGGCCGTACTTCTCCTCCATTGTACCGGGAAGGGCACCCAGCGACTTCCCTACGCTTACAGCGGGGCGTGTGATGATGATCTTGTTGATCCTACGGTTAGCGTATAGGTTAGCTGCATATGTAGCTGCAACAAATGTCTTGCCTGTACCGCTAGGGCCAAGGACGATCAACTGAGTGCTCTTCTTGAGGGCTTCCAGATAGAGCCTCTGGTTCTCATTAAGAGGAACTAGATTTACCGTCTTTGTTGCAGCCTCTTCTTCTGCACCTTTGAACTTAGTTGCACGCTTACCACGAGGCTTCTCAGGGATCATTGAACTTCTACCACAACAGCTTCCTTATCCATTTCGGTAAGTACATAACCCATCATAAACTCTAGGTCACTAATCTTCTCGTTCTGTTTCCACCAGAGGTAGGCAATAACTGCGAGGCCAACAATTTGGATGATATCGAAGATCATAGTCTTTTCTTTCTTTGTTGTAGATCAACTTTCATTTGCCTTTTCACACGATACCAAGTTGTTTTTGGTATTCCGTATGTTGTCTTAGCTTCCTTATAACTATCTAGTAGAAAGCATTCCTTTGGCCACACATCTGTAGGTCTTTTTAAATCCCAGCGTCTGAGTGAATGCTCTCTACAGATAGCCTTTGTAGCTTCACTGTGCCTCATACCAAAAGCAGAGTGTTCTCCACCAAGGCTCTTGTTGTAAATCTGCCAAGGCTCATACAGAGATATTACCAGTTTCTCTAGGGCATACAGTTTCTCCAATGATGTGCAAGTGAGTACAACAGACCACTCAAAAGCATCTGTCCCGTGTTTCCTTATGGCCTTATGAAAGTGCATCTTAGAGCCACCCTTAGCAGACCGCAAGTGTGCTGACTTTCTTTTTTCAAGTGTCTGGGTGGTAAGCCCAATGTAGGACTTACCGTTTTTTATGTTGTGTGCTTCATAGATAAGCATTAGACACCACAACTACCACCAGTACCAGAGATGTCACAGATGTCGTGGCTCTCAATATGTTCCTCAAACTCTTCTCCAAGCTTCTCTACAGCCTCCCGATAAGGTACAGAGGTAAGTGGCTGACCACCACGGGCACCATCTGGGTAGCAAGTAAAGCCACGAAGACGATGTGCATACTTTGCCAGAGTGTTAGCAAACTTGTCAACTGTATCTTCATTGTTTAGCTTAGTTCCCCAAGAGGGGAGATTGATAGTAGACGAGATTGACATGTCAACATAGTCTTGTACATCTGCCTGAAAACGCATACGACGCTCGTAGTCATCTGCAAGATCAATAGCACTCTCAACTTTATCTGGGTCAGTTCCATAGAGGCTGATAAGCTCTTGTGCAGCACTGTCAACAACGTACTGATAAACCCAGCGGTTTTGCCCTTTCAGATAACGACGCTTATAAGCCACAGCGAAAATAGGTTCAACGCCAGTGCTAGTCCCAGCAAGGATACCAATAGAACCTGTTGGGGCGATAGCACGGTTAGCAACGGGGCGGCTAACACCAAGCAAATCAGCAAACTTGCGAGAAGTATCATCACTCACACCTTCGTAAACAGAGAGCCATTGATGCAACTCAGGGCTAACCTCATACTTATAGTTCTTCTTGATGAGCCACTCATGGACACCCATGAAGCCAAGACCCAAACGACGATTCTTCTCTCGTACTTTATACACCTTGTCGTAAGGCAGTTGAGCTTTTAGCGTACCACAAATAAGGAACATGGTTGCCAAACGAGTTACGTCCTTCAGTTCACTGATGCTTTCGATACGACCAAAGTTCAGAGAACCAAGGTTACAGACATCACTGTCATCAGCAGATGTAACCTCTGTGCAAGCATTCCGCAAGGTCTCATTCTCTTTATCAAAGAAGTTGAACGAGAAACCGGGTTCTGCTGTTTTCAGAGCCTGCTTGACATTCTCCTTGAATACCTTACCCGGATCACCTGTCTTAAAGTACTCCATGAGCCATTCAGTATCGTAGTTAACAGAGACGTTAGTCATATCAAGTGGAGCGGGGAAGTTGAAATCCTCTTGTTTAATATCCCAGAGGGTTTTGCCAGTCTTTCCAACAGGCATACTTTGCCAGTCCTTAGCTGCCATGAACTTCCAAATATCGGGGTGCTTCCAGTTCAAAGATGCATAGATAGCAGACCGACGAGAGCCACCTTGCATGACACGGCGACCAATCTCATTAAGCATATTCATCTTAGGGATAGGACCAGATGCTTGACCACCAGTACGTTGGATAGGTTCACCTTCACCACGGTAGACCGAATAGTCCACGCCAATGCCACCACCAGTCATGAGGCAAGATTCAGCTTTCCACGAGAGGTTAGCCCAGTCTTCACGGCTATCTTCTTCAGCTTTCAAGAGGTAGCAATTGTTAAAGAACTTGTTAAGACGGCCTGCATAGTACAGATAACGACCACCGGGGATGAATTTCATCTCAGTGATATATCGAGTAAGTGTCTGTTTGTCGTCCTTAGTCATAAACTCGCCAGCAGCAGAGCATACATCATCAACAAGTGTCTTGGACAATGCGGCCCACGTCTCTGCACCCTCATGCCTATATTTGTGGTTAAAGATGTCTTCAGAGAACTTGGAACGGAACATGGGGTTTAGATTAGATTTGAACATAGTCTTCTTTCTCTTATTCAACAATGATGGCTAGACGGTGTGCTTGTACCACAAGACGATTAGGTGTCAAGTCACATTTAGAAGTTAGTGGTGTTTGCTTGGACCATTCTACAAGAACTACAGGAACACTCTTATCCCTAATGCTCTCTAGTTTGGTAATTAGTTCTTCAACGGTCATGGACTTGCCTATACAGCTTGTTCAAAATCTCTACAGCCCCTTGGGCATCTTCAATGGTGAGTACCCAAAAGCAAACTGTGTCGTAGTATTGCCCATGCTCACATCCCCCACCACCTTCAAGGATAGCATATTGTTCGTCATCAATTTCGTACTCGTAGTAATACCTATCTGTCATCCCCATTCCCCTTGATCACATTACGTTCAGCACGATCCTTGAGTTTAGCCAGAACCATATTGGTAATCTCACTAAGCTCGTAGCCAAGTTCTTCGGCACACATAGCTAGATACCAAGCTACATCACCAAGTTCCTTAGCAGCAGCCTTATCATCAATGTTACCATCACGGATCATCTTCTTGATATGACCACCAAACTCACCACACTCATTCATTAGACCTAGTGTGACGTACAGTAGCCCAACATTGGCAGGATAGATGGCTGTCTTCTTGCACTCATCTTGGAAGGTGTCAAATTCTGACTTGAGTTCCCATTTAGTCATCAGTAATCATCCTTGTATTTCTCCAAATAAATGTACCCTAGTGTGTCTAGCACATCAAGGACTTTCCATAGGGTCAGGTTGTTCTCTTTCAGGATATTGACGAAGCCGTGGTCTTCAATAATCTTTAGGATTTCTTCTTTAGTCATTTTATACTTCGATAACCTCTACGCCAGCAAGCTTTGCTATTTTTACCATCATTGCCGTTCCAGTTCCACCCGGAAAAGCCACCACCAAGTCAGGCTTGCCTTCTTTAAGCATCTGTGAATTACGGATATAACCAGCAGACTTTCCGTAGGTTGTCCAATCTGCTGGGTACTCTACTACAGTTGCGTTTGGTACGGCTGTAGCCCACATCTTAGCCATTGTGTCAGCACCTCTTGCACCGCCTTCGATGACAACAAGCGGTTCAGCTAACTGTAGCTTTTTTCGTAGATCGTCCAGTACCTCACAGACCTTAGTATAATCTTGATAGTTGCGGCCACCACAAACTAAAACTCTCATTTTCTAGGGTACAACCTTGTAGGGGCACTGTGAGAGGCATCAAATAGGAACCAAGCGAAGTCATCTGTACTGGACCGCTTACTGTCTTCAATCCACTTGACACGACCAATAGGTACAACCTTCTTACAGATAGCCATGTAAGGTGCCATCCTCTTGTTGCAAGCATAACCAAAGGGGAGTAGTAGCCAAGTTGGCTTTAGTGTAGGGAACAACTCTAGCATCTGTTGTAGGATTGACCACTCAAAGGGTGGATTAGTGATAAGCAAGTCAATCTCAAAGAGGTCTTCAGGTACTAGGGTCAAGGCATCTTTTTTGGTAATGCTGTTTATTTGTGGCTCAATATCAAACTCTTCTTTAGCCCACAGTGCACCACAAGTTAGTGTGTCTATGTGAACAGAGAGACGACCATCACCGGCACAAGGCTCACAGAAGGTCCCGTACTCAGGCAAGTGAGCAATGAGTGGCTCTACAGCCTTCTCTGGTGTGGCATACCAATCACGGTCACGTCTAGGCTTCTCTGTGATGTTGTTACTCTTGACCTTAGCTCTCTTAGCCATTTCCATACTCTTTCTGTAGAGCTTTGAGGCTAACCCACTGCATGTCGTAGTCACCGTTTTCAATATAGCGCTTAATGACGACACCTTTGCTCCACTCCGAGTTTGCTTGTCCTGCCCACTTTTCTTCTGCCCCTTTGAAGCATCCTGCAACAAGACCATTGAGCGGTTTAGGTCGAGCATCAGCTTTCCTGTAATAGTGAAACTTGTGACTGTGACCAACAGTGCAACTATAGGCCAGCTTTTCAACAAGGCTATAGCCCTGATGCTTAGTAGACATTGCTGAACCAA